ATGAAGAAATGGTGCAAAATGCATTTGTTCCAAGCATTGACGAAGGAACGGTGAAAGATATTATGTTATTGGATTTAGACAATTCGATGAAGCTTTTGTTGTTATTGGGAATCGGGGTATTTGCGAATCATCAGAATATTCAATATATTGAAATAATGAAACGTTTAGCATATAATCAACAATTGTATATGATAGTAGCCTCGTCGGATTATATTTATGGAACCAATTATCAGTTTTGTCATGGATTTATTGGAAAAGATTTGACTTTGATGACTCAACAGAAAATTATCCAAGCTTTAGGAAGAATTGGTCGAAATAATATTCAACAAGAATATAGCGTAAGATTTAGGGAAGATAGTATGTTGTTGAGTTTGTTTCTTCCAAGCGAAAAGAATATGGAGGCGTTAAAAATGTCTTTATTATTTTGTGAATAAATTTCTACCATAAATATATAATATAATGTCAGCCTGGACAAAATTTGCAACTCAATTTTTTCATCAAAAACAAAAAAACGACCCTGATTATAAATTTAGTCAAGCATTGAAACAAGCATCACCTCTTTTCAAAAAAATGAAGAAAGGTGGGTCAAGTAAAAAACAAAGGGGAGGAGTTGAAAAAAAGTACAAAATTGAGAATAATGCGAAAGTAGAGTGTCTTGAAACAGACCCTGAATATACAAATTCTGAAATATGTAAAAGTTCAGATGAAATAGATGTAGATTTAACATTGAGCGCCTCAACTGATCAAAAGGACGCCGACATGAGTGCCAAGATCGACGACACCAACACCGGCACCAGTACCGAAGATAAGGACCTCAATTACCAAGGCACCATGACCCAAGGCACCATCACCCAAGGCACCAGTAACGTGTTCGACGACACCAATCCCCAAGGCACCGACACCAAAGGCGGCAAAAAATCAAAAAAGAAATCCAAGAAAGCCGGCAAGAAAAGTCAAAAGAAACAAAAGAAAGCCAAGAAAGCCGGAAGTAAGAAATGCAAGAAATAAATAAACACACATAAATCTATCCTGTAATATTATAAAATTGAACTTTTACAATATTATATCTTTTTTATAATGATAATAAATAATACTATGAATACTACAAGTACAACATCCGAAAAACAACGTCAATGCATTGACCATGTCCATAAAAAAGTCATCGAAATTGCCAATAATACATATTATTTACCGAAAACCGCGAACAAAGGCAAGCCCGGTAATTATTTAGAAGAATTAACCGGTATACCGCAAAGTTCCGAATGTCTGGATTGCATTGACGGTGAACTCAAAGTATTTCCAGTCAAAAAATTACGAACTGGCATCATTGCACCAAAAGAAACCATCGCGGTATGCATGATAAACAATAGCGATTTGGTTGAAACCGATTTTTATGAATCAAGATGTTACAAAAAATTATCCAACGTTTTGTTTGTAGGATATTACCGAGAAGACGACAAAATTATGTATATGCTACCAACGCTTTTCAAGTTGGATGCTCATAATGAAATCAAAGAACAATTAAAAAATGATTACGATACAATACGCGAATATTTCATGAAAAACAATACATTGGACGGGAGTTTCAAATTAGGTGTATATTTACAAAACAGAACCAAAGGACAAGGGGGGAATGCACCAAAAACCCGGGCATTTTATTTGAGAACCGGGTTCATACGTAGATGGGTATTAGTTTGAAATATGCAACCTATATAAAAAATTGATTTAAAAATATAGTCATAACTATTTTTAACAGTATGAAAAAAAATAGCAAAACAAGTATGTCAAAACCCATTTTGAAATGGGTCGGTGGAAAAACGCAAATTATAGAAAAACTGATACAAGAATTTCCAACCGAAATCAACAATTATCGCGAAATATTTTTGGGCGGAGGTAGCGTTTTGTTTGCGCTTTTACACCAAGCGAAAACTGGCGCGATTCAAATCCATGGAAAAATATACGCATATGATGCCAATGACGCACTTATTGGTGTGTACAAAAACATTCAAACCAATCACAAAAAACTATATAATGGACTACAAGAACTTATCACAGAAATGAATGAATGCGGTGACGGGGAAATTAACCGAAAACCTGCAAATATAGAACAAGCAAAGTCTGCAAAAGAAAATTATTATTATTGGATTCGAAATAAATACAACCAATTGACCGATAAAAGCACAACGACCGCATCCGCAATGTTCATCTTCTTGAACAAAACATGTTTTCGCGGTGTTTTCCGTGTGGGTCCTAACGGATTCAATGTACCATATGGACATTATAATAATCCCGAAATAATGAACAACGAACATTTAGCAGAAATCCATCAACTAATACAAGGAGTCATATTTGAATGTTGCGATTTCACAAAATCATTAGCATCCGTCGAACCAAATGATTTTATATATTTGGACCCACCATACGCACCGGAAAAAGACACGTCGTTTGTAGGATATACAGAAAACGGATTCAACATGGAGAACCACCAGAATTTGTTCAATATATTGAATACAACAAATGCGAAGTGGATGTTGAGCAATGCGGATGTCAAATTGGTGCGCGATAATTTTACCAACGAAAAATATAAAATTGAATCCATTGTATGCAAACGTTCCATTAATTCTAAAAATCCAGAAGCAAAAACAAAAGAAGTTATTATAAAAAATTATTGAGTACATTTTTAAAAAAATATAAATATTATTTAGCTATATTAATATGTCATCTTATTGCAAATGTTTTCATTGTAGTAAAATTTGCAACAAAAAAAAATATCTAATGCATGTGAATGAAATATCAAAAACGGAACCTTTGATTCATTATTATGATAGTATTCACAAGAAGGATTCGAATGATAGTACAAAGAATGATTTCAAACAAATGGAATATAACAAAACCATCAGTGAAGTGAATAACATGAAACGCAAATTGGGAAGGTGAAAAATAAATATTTATTCACGGACTAAATATTTATTTTTATTGTAAACACTTATAATCGTTGGGCAGTATTGATGGCGTAAGGGTTTCCACTGAGAGCACTCAATATTTCAGGAGAATTTCGGTCTAAATTGATATTGGAATACAATGAAGAACCTGTATTCCCTTGTAAACGACCCATACTATTCACATCGGGAGTTTGGTAAGGCATGGTAGGAACAACAGAACGCGAATTTTTCATATAAGCATCACGGTTTGTGTTGGTTCTCATATTTACATCGCCATTCATTAATGACATATTACCCTGTACCATATAACCTTTTATAGTAGATGATTTAATATCATTATTGCGTTGATTGTATTCAGCATCGTAAGCGCGAACTTCACGAGCACCGGCCCCGGCGCCTGCGTTACCCGCATAATAATAATCACTGGTATGTTGTCTATTGTTTTCTATTGGTTGATGAGCAGTTACATTGTATGCCCCGCCATTTTGGTTCGCATTTACATTCATATGAAATTTCGATTTTTCAGTGGTCTCGCGAATAGTTGGGGCAGGTCTATCAGCAGGATTAAATACATAGGATTGAGCAACTTCGGATTTAGGATTTTGGTATGGTCTCAATGTACCAATGGTATTTTCCTTACGTGATGGGCGTAAAATGTCCAATAATGGAGCAACTGCGGCACCAATGGCACCACCAACGCCACCATAGTAATCGTCTTGTCTGTTGGCGGTTCTGTTATTAGGATAAGCTTTCTTACTCTTGATGCCATAATCTCCTTCATTTGCAAATTGACGGCCATTTGCATTGGCCCCAGAGAATGGAACGGCGCCTAATTCGATATTTGTGGATGGCATATATTCACCAGGTACATAAGTGGATGCACCAGCAACGCCACCTGCGGCACCAATATAATCAATATTCGCATCTGCGCGGTTTACATGGCGTTCAACTGGAATTGCACGCAAAGTAGGTGCTTTTTCTGCACCAGTGGTAGTGAACCACCGATTTTTATCCATTTCGTATGTGGTATCTGGTCGATTTTTCTCCATTTGTCCAATACTACCAAGATTGGTAACATGACTCATTGCAGGACCTTCGCGTCCATATATAGCCAATCCAGTTGCTTTTGGTTTATTAGCAACACGTAATCCATCAACATTTTTGTCTAACCATTGGTCTCTGACTGCCATACCAGAATTGAATCCACCCGAACCTTCACTCGTATAACCTAACCCTAACCCTGGCGCAACTCGTTCTTCTGCAAATGGTTTTACATTGGCCATACGAGTCCCTACATTCACACGTGATTGATAGAAATCAGTATTAATAGGAGCTCCGTTTGCCCATTGATAATTCTCAGATGGTGAGAACAAAGGAGATTGTTCTTTTTTATTATATATTTGAGAACCTGTACCATTCATATTATCCAAAACACTTTCATTTGAATTGGCATCGACATGACGTGAACGAATATTACTGCCGAAAAAAGGTACCATATTATTGTGTTGAAAATAATTACTGTCGACTTTTTCACCGGTTAAAGAGTAATATTGAGAACTTGGTGCAGAACCAGGTTGTAAAACGCCAGAATTCATAGGAGCTTGTGGATTGACAATATTTGAATTTACACGAGGATTGAAATATTTATCAGTATATACAAAAGGTGCATCAAACTTGTTGTCATGTGACAATTTACTGGTTTGTTCAGTTTCACCAGAAATAATAGGATATTCATCTGGATAATTTTTATTAGGAATATTTGTGTTAGGTAATTGTTTATTTGAAAACGATTCTTTTGATTTTGCAGATGATTTTGACTGATTATTCATAACATATAGAGAACCAAGCGCTAATAGCGGTATTCCTAATTCCATTTATATTATATAATTATATATAACTTATATAATATTTATTTGTATTACACCAACTAAAATAAATCAATGTATTGGAGAACATTCAGAACCTCCATTTTTTCCGCCTAAACATAATGACTTTCCAGATAAATAGAAATCACTATTTCCAGGAAGGATAGGTATAGTAGGAACGAAATTATCTTTTTCTAAAATGCGTGTTTGAATATTCGAATGAAACCCTTTTTCTAAATTAGCCAAAGGATTCAACCATGGTTTTTCCCATCGCTTATGTTCTAAATCTCTGTACATCCAAGCAGGGTGACTTGCACGTGATTCTTCTACAAATTCAGGCGCATTATTGTATGAGTTAGTACTGGTTGGCGCAGCATGTTTTTTGTAAGAATTTTCATCGATTAAATCGCGGTTCAATTTACGGGATAAACCAAACAAATCACTTTCCAAGTTCACAGTATTTGTCATGGTATTTGCGCCCCATTTTTCTAATCTAACTTGTGGGTCTGCAAAATATGGCAAATTTGCACCGGGACCAGGAGTGTTCAATTGATATCTACCAGCGAATGTGCTTAATTCGGATTGTTTTTTAATTCTACTTGGGTCATCGTGAAAACGGGTAAATGCCATTTCAAAATTTTGGTTTAGTTATATTATAGTTAAAAAATAAAATAGGAAAAAAGATTTAAATACTATTAATTAATATAACATATACGAATGACTGAATATATTCGATTCAATATGAATGACGATAGTGTCGAAAACATACGTGTTAGTAAGGAAGAAATCGAAAAAACGCCTAAATTATGTTTAAATATGATTGTAAAAAATGAAAGTAAAGTAATCCGTCGTTTATTAGAATCCGCACTACCAATCATTGATTCATATTGTATTTGCGATACGGGTAGTACAGATGATACAAAAGAAATCATTCGCGATTTTTTTAAAAGTAGAAATATACCAGGTAAAGTAGTAGAAGAACCATTCAAGGATTTCGGTTATAATCGTTCATTTGCACTAAAAGCATGTGAGGATATGGACAATGCTGACTATATACTGCTTCTGGATGCGGATATGATTCTGAAAATTGGCGAAAATACAAATCCATATGAATTCAAAAAGTCATTAACTCACGATGTATATCACGTTTTTCAAGGAAATGACGATTTTTATTATAAAAATACTCGTATAGTAAAGAACCGTCGCGGTATGTATTATTGGGGTGTAACCCATGAGTATGTAAAATCACCAGAGGGGTCTACCACTGCACGCATTGATAAACACATATTATTTATTAATGATATTGGAGATGGTGGAAGTAAGGCTGATAAATTTATTCGTGATATTAACTTACTAACAAAGGGGTTAGAAGAAAATCCAAACAATGATAGATATACATTTTACTTAGCCAATAGTTATCGCGATTCCGGAAATTACGAAAAGGCCATCGAATATTTCAAAAAACGTATTGAACTCGGTGGTTGGTACGAAGAAATATGGTTTAGTTATTACAGTATAGGAAAATGTTACAAACATATGGGTGATATGCCAAATGCTATTTATCATTGGTTAGAAGGATATAATTTTTACCCAAATCGTATTGAAAATTTGTATGAAATCATTACCCATTATAGACATTTAGGTAAAAACAGATTAGCATATACATATTTCACAATTGCCAATAAGGAAAGAACAAATCACCCTGAGCGCGATTATTTATTTATGCAAAAAGATGTATATGACTATAAACTAGACTACGAATTTAGTATTATTGGATATTATTGCAATGAAGACAAACTGAACCTTCCACAATACTGTATGAAAGTATTGGCGCATCCAACATGCGAGGAACATACTGCAAAGAATGTATTAAGTAATTATAAGTTTTATACATCGAGATTGAAGGATTGGGATGCTACTGTTGACCACAATTCAGAATTATTGAAGAAAGTAGGTAAAAAAATCATGGAGCCACATTCAGGTGAATTCAATTCAAGTACACCTACTATGTGTATAAATGATAAGGGCGATTTAGTTGTCAATATTCGATATGTTGATTATAAGATTGACGATAATGGTGGATACGTCAATAAAGAACATATTTCAACCAAGAATATTATTGGGGTATTTGATATTACCAATCCATTAGAATGGAAACAGAAAGACGAATTTTTATTGGAATATAACACCGAAATCGATAATTTGTATGTAGGGCTAGAAGATATTCGTTTACATTCCCATGGCGGAAAAGTATATTACAACGCAAATCGTGGATTGAGTTATCATAATATTAAGGTAGAGCATGGACTCATTGATATGGATGAGGGTATTACCAAATCCGGAATCATTTCAAAAACCGGCCAACATGATGTTGAAAAGAACTGGGTTATTTTTAATGATGCAGCCAATGCCCAAAAAATGATATACGGATGGCATCCATTGGTAATTGGAAATGTTGAAAGTCCAACCCGCGATTTTGAAAATATGGAGTTTGTACAGACCCATGTAGTAGAAACCCCTATTTTGTTCCGATTCTTACGTGGTTCAACAAATGGTGTCAAAATTGGAAACGAAATATGGTTTATATGTCACGTTGTAAGTTACGAGGACCGTCGTTATTATTATCATATCTTCGTAGTATTGGATGCTGCAACATATCAATTGAAGAAATATTCCACACTATTTACATTTGAAAAGCAAAAGGTTGAATATACATTAGGATTCATTCATATCAAAGATACGAATCAATTCTATGTTGGATATAGTTTGATGGACCGCGAAACACATTTCATGACAGTTTCAAAACGCGTTGTAGACGGAATCATGATAAGCGTTTGAAATGTTAAAAGGTGTAAAAGAAAATAGGATACAAAAATATAACTATAATATAAAAGAAAAGAAAAAAAGAAAAGAAAAATGAATTATGTTTATTTATCGATTATTTCATCAACATTTATTATTATCGGTTATTTGCCTGAAATTTATGTAACAATATTTCAAATAAAAAACGTTGATTCAACAAAATATTCATCAACAATATGGTTGGTTGGTGGAGTATTAGGGACAGTTTATAGTGGCCTCAATGGCGTTGATACATTCATAACTGTAAACTATTCTGTCAATACATCATTGAACCTATTGACTTTGCTTTTCAAAATATATTTTTATTGGAAAAGTGCAAAAGGTAATATTTGTAACAAAACAGTGGCGAATGAAAAATCAATTGAATTACCTATGTAACTTGAAAAATGCTATGACTATAAATATTATAAATTATAAAATGATTTGCAAACGAAATATACAGGTATCAATCCCGATATTTCAATAAATATATGAAAAGGAAATGTGGGAAACATTTTCAACATAATATCGCAGTTTAGTATTTCATTTATTTCAAAAAAAGAAAACAGTAAAATAGAAAGAAATATATAATAAAAATTGCGTTGTATATATTTAGGCAAATAATTGAAATAACTGAATAAAACAATTACATTGCATGAACTTCAACAAAAACTAAAAGATAAATATAAAAATGCGGATATAAGCACTATGCAACTTTTTAGGGTTGTTCGTGATAATAATATTACTTTGAAACTTACAAGAATTAGACACGAACCTGTAAAACGATTTGGAAAAGATATTGATATAAACTCAAAAATAAAAGAATTTTATGATGAAGTGAAAAAATACAAAATAGAAGATATTATTTGTATTGATGAGACCTCAATAAAATCATTACAAAAACGAAATCATTGTTATAGCAATAAAGGAAAACGATGTGTAATAAAAACACAATCACAAGAAGTATTCAAAAAATATACTGGAATATTTGCTATTTCGGTAAATGGTGTGATACATTGGGATTTATATGAAAAGGGAGGAATAAATACAGATAGGTTAGTTGATTTTTTAGAATACAATATTACAAGTAAATTAAGGAATAAATTAATTATTTTAGATAATGCTTCATCACACAGAAACGAAAGAATAAAAGCATTGGTAAATAAACATAATAATATTTTATATGCTGTTCCATATCAACATTTCACAAATTCCATAGAAAATTATTTTAGTATGTTGAAATCAAGATTACAAAGGTTAGATGGGTTAAAATATGAAAACCTAAAAGAAAATATCCAAAAGGTAATAAGTGAAATACCGAAAGAAAAATATGAAAATATATTCAAGGGTGCTTATGAACGACCTGAAAAATATGTTCCAAGGAATATAACAAGAAAAGTAAAGAAGAATTACAAATAATTTTTATATAATTTGCTCTATATAAAAATCGGCGTTTGAAATGTTAAAAGGTGTAAAAACAGAATAGCATATGCAAATACGTTGTATACAAATGGATATTTTTGAATTAGAAAAAATAAATCCATGCAAAAAATAATACCACATATAAAGAAATAAAGTATATTTGGTAAAACTTTGGTATAATTATAAAGTAAATTAAAGAGTGTAAAAAGAGTAATTAATGCTAAAATATGCGTTAAAATGAATTGGAAACCACCTGATATATGAATGATGTGTGAAAATGTATGCGACAATTCAAATAATAATACGCTGAAAATAAAAAGGAACGAATGGATTGATTTTGTGAAAAATAAAAAATACAAAATAACGGAAATAATTATAATATTGGCTATAACAGAATAAGGTTGCGCCATACCTTTTTTATTTGGTATTTCACATGTATCGTATGGAAAAGTAAATGGTTTAGTCATATATATAAATGATATATATTTTTATAATAATAAATCATTTCTTATGTAGGTTGGGTGGAGGGGCTAATAATATAGGTAGTTCGTGACCCCAAATTTTTAAGAAATACATCTCTTTCTTTATATTCAATGTCGATTCCAAAATCAGTTTCATTTGCAATTTCATATACATGAGTACTGATTTGTATAGAATCTGGTTCAGCAGTACTTTGTAATCGACTTGCAACATTCACTGTATTTCCAATTACACATAATCGCGGGATTTCAATACCTAATATACCCACTACAACTTTACCAAGATTGATTCCTATTCGCAATTGTATCGGTTTATTATCCGGCGTTGGAATATTTTTAATTTCGCGTAATATATCAAACGCAAATAGAATCATATTTTTAACATTATTCGTTTGGTCATTTGTGTATATATCACTTACAACCATATATGCATCACCGATGGTCTCTATTTTCTGTAAATTTCCATAACGATGTATAATATCATCAAACCTGGTATATACATCATTCAATAATCTATATATCACATCCGCATCATATTTTTTCGCTAATTCTGTATAAGATACGATGTCTGTAAATAATACACAAATAAAATCATATGGTTTATACTCTTTTGAATTTGTCAAGTATCTATCTTCTAATTCTAATGGTAATATTTTCTTTAATAATTCCAATTTTAATGTTGTCTTATCTATTGGAGTAAATGATGTTAATCTATTTTCAATTATTTGCATTATCTGTTTGCATTTTTGTGTAATTGTATTTGTGGTTTCAAATTGTTTCATGGATTTCTTAATAGTAGTTAATAATGATATTGATTGTAAATCTATGTTGGTTCGAATATGATAGGTTTGCTCTTCATAATCATTTATGATTAACAATGTTGTTAATTTTGCTATCATATCACTTAATAAATAGCATATTTGAATATCCTGTATACTTAATATATTGAATAATTCAATAACACTAATCAATGAAAACAATGACCAAATATAAATAATCAATTTAGTATATCGTTGATGATTGAAATCAAATAATTTATAAATAAAAAAACATTCTGATAATGATAATATTACAATAATATATGCATTGTATTGCGTTTTACGAAACGGGTATAATATCATGTGTATTGCATTGGTAGTAATATGATAGTGAGCATTTACATCAAATAATGTGAGACGATTCATATCACAGTATAGTTTCAATATTAACGGTGTAGTAAATAACCACATGACAGTTCTTCTAAATTCATATTGGTATATACCAATAACATTATTATCAATAATTGTATCCATTACATATTTTAAATAAATCAACGCAAGTGAGTATGTTGTATAGTTTTTAATTCTTGAAAAGAATAACAAATGTGTAGTAAATAAAACAAATACCGATAATATAAAATAATTTGCAGATTGAATGACTGGATAAAAAATAAAGGGTTCTTCTTGAAATATTTCATATTTATCATATAAACAAGGTTTCAAAATATTATTTAATTGGTAATAAAATAATGTAAATAAACAAAGTTGTAATAGATTTTCCATGGTGTTTCTACTGATATCTATTGATATATTTTTATATGCAATTTTTTTACTATATTTAGGTTTTTTTTTTCTTTTTCTTTTTATTCTTCATCAATTGGCGAATATGCCGCTGTTTTGCATGCACCAAAAGTTCGTCGATGCCACTGGGTAATTCCGTGTTCTTTTATCCCGTCTAAATGTCGTTTTGTTCCATATCCAACATGACTATCTAATCCATATCGTTCTATCAAAACTGGATATTGTTTACAAATATCGGCAATATATTCATCATGCGCAACTTTCGCCAAAATACTTGCAGCGGCAATACATGTATATTTATTATCACCGCCCTCAATGGTTTCAAAAGGGATTTCGCGTACACTTTGCGTTTCCTCATCAAATACAATATGAGGCGTAAAATAATTACCATCAATTAATAACATGATTTTGCGAGTATATTCCGCTTTGTCGGTGGCAGGTATATTTTCTAATTTAGAAAGAACTTGTTTGATAGCCTCGTGCATACCTATCATGACACATTTTAAAATATTTTGTTTATCAATGACGTCATTTTCAATATATTGAATATTCCAAGCAACCGCATTTTGTTTGATATATTCAGCAGTTTCGCGCAATTTTTCTTTGTTTGTGAATTTTTTACTATCTTTCATCAATTCATGTGAAAACCCGTGTTTAGGTAAAACGGCTGCGGCCACATAAAGGCGACCAAACATGGGACCACGTCCAGCTTCATCGACACCAATTTCAAATTGATTACAAATGTCATGAGTTGTTTCGAGTGGTATAACTATTTTTTTTGTTCTTTTTTGTTTGATTTTTTCAGGAGAATTAGATTTAGACATATTTGTATTGATAGAATTACAGTGCAAAATATTTATTTATTCAATTTTTTAAGAAACAAAAACAAAAACAAAACAAAAACAAATACAATAAAAAGAAAATTTCTTTTCGGCAAATATAATATATATTAGTATATAAAAATGTTAAAACTGAAATTTAGTCCATTAATATTGTTTATTATATTATTGGTTGTATTAATTTTTTCAACAATAATTTGCAAAACATGTTTTTTAAACAGTAGTAAAACAGAAGGTTTTGTTAGTTATCAATATGATAAAAACACAACCCAAAGTCCAAATACATTATTTATGGTAGATTTACCTCAATATTCAAAGACAAACCCTGTTGCAAAATTGTACGACAATTTATTTTTCGATAAATTAAATGGAAATTTAATCGAAGTGGATTCTAGAAATTATCCAACATCTGGTAATGTAGCAGGTAATGTAGATACAACTGGTGCAACTGTTACCAATATATACGTAAATACACGTAGTAATACAAACCGTTCTTATCCAACCGTTCTAAATAACGGTAATGTAGTAGGAATGGATGTTGCTGAGAGTTTATCCAATACAGTTACGCGATCATTTACAAATTGGAGTTATGTGACTAGTTCTCTTAATACTGATAATTATCAAGTATTTTACATGCCATGGGGCGACAGTACATATATGCATATCATAAAATTAAAGAATCATCAAAGTTCTAATTTCAGTCCAACCCATATAATGAGTTTCTTGTTTGGTCCGGGTGGAAGTATGTCTAATAAATATTATTCTTTACAAACCGCAGCATTAAGAATACAAAATGATGATAATGACCCAAGTAATGATAAATATGTATATGATGATTATTATGACACCAATAAATCAATATATCAATTGAGTAAGTATGTTAAATTTGATAGGTCGAATGGTAATTTAATCATCCGCTCTGATAACAGTATTACAATATATGATAGAAATCGCTCAGAAACAACACATAATAGTAAAGGACAAGTACGAAATACTTCCAACACATTACAGAATAGCGATTTTAATTCATTTGTAGTAAGTGATAATCACAAATACATAGTATTGTATTTACCTATTTCGACAAAAACAATGATTGCATTATTGAAAATAGACCCAACAAATTCAAATCGATTTAAAATTGAAAAGGTTGTTCGTTTCAACAGAGATGGAATTGATACTGATGCGGGTACAAATACAAATAGCGGAGTAACCCAACCAACTTTTCCAAATGATCAAATGAATGATTTTTATCGTAATTATTGGCAAACATTCTCAAATAGTGGAAATCAATATATGTCAGAAGACTATTTATTGAAAACACAAATTGTACCACCAGTATGTCCATCATGTCCATCTTGCGCATATTCATCTGGAACATGCACAAATTGCGGCGGAGCAGGTGGGTCTGGAACATTGAATGGCGATGGACAAACTATTGTAGAAAATGGTAAGGTACCAACCAATGTTACTGGAACAGCAGTAGTTACATCAGGTGGAGCACTAGTATCAGGTACAACTGGTTCAGAAAAACCAATAAATAATGCTGTTAGCCAAACTACAAATACATTGAATACTACTGTTGGAACCGCAGGTGTTCTTGGTGGACAAACATTAGATACAACCGCTGATATATTAAAATCAACCGGTAGTGGTGCAACGGATTTATTGAAATCCGCAGGAAGTGGGGCAACAGATTTATTGAAATCGGGTGCAAGTGGTGCCACTGATTTATTAAAATCTACCGCAAGTGGAGCCACTGATTTATTGAAATCCGCTGGAAGTGGTCTAAAAGAAATTGCTACTGATAATATTAATGCAGCTAATGCAAGAGGTGGAGCCGGCACCGGTGGTCTCGCTGGTAGTGGCGGTGTCACTGGAACCGGTATATCAACACGCGGTGTAAATGGAGTTGATAATTATTCATATTATGGCGCATTAGTTCCAAAAGGTGGTAACTATATGCCAGTCACAGCCGATTTCAGTGCATTTGCTAAATAAACAATTCGTTTGAAAATAGATTAAAAATAAATAGTTATTTTCTAAATAACTAATTATAAAAAGTATGGAAATAGAGAACCTGAATAAAATATTGAATAGACAAGATACTTATAATAAAATAAAAGAAATATTGTTAAATTTTGATACAAATTATAAAAATATGAATTATAAAAAGGGTATCTATTTGTACGGTTCTCCGGGCTGCGGAAAAACTCATTTTATAATGAACATTCTAAAAGAATTGAATTATGATATAATAAAATACGACGCAGGTGATGTTCGTAATAAATCATTAATAGATACAATAACATCAAATAATGTATCTAACCAAAACGTGTTACAAATGATGAGTAAAACACGTAAGAAAATCGCAATCGTCATGGATGAGATAGATGGAATGAATAACGGCGATAAGGGCGGTATTACATCATTAATAAAATTAATACGACAAAAGAAAACTAAAAAACAGAAAATGGAGAACATGACATTGAATCCCATTATTTGTATAGGAAATTATTACGTTGATAAAAAAATAAAAGAATTAATGAAGGTATGTAATGTATTTGAATTGAAACAACCAACGCCAATACAAATAGGTAATTTACTTGAAAATCTACAACCATGTATTAAAAAATCATTGATACCGTCATTATTATCATATATACAAGGTGATATGCGAAAATTAATGTTTATTCAGAACATTAATAATAAAAAACCAGAATTAATGAATATTGATACCATTACAAATATATTTCATAATAAATCGTATAATGAAGATGCTAAAACAATTACAAAAATATTGTTGAATAAACCAATCGTAATGGAACAACATAATGTCTTTATGAATGAAACTGACCGAACTATTGTTGCACTCTTATGGCATGAAAATGTAATTGATGTTATTGAAAAAATATCACAAGATAAATCTATTCCATTTTATTTGAAATTGTTAGAGAACATTTGTTTTGCGGATTATACGGATAGAATTACATTTCAAAACCAAATATGGCAATTTAATGAGATGTCATCATTAATAAAAACGTTTCATAATAACAAAATATATCATGACACTTTTCCTGATAATAAAACAAAAATTAGCGACGTGCGATTCACCAAAGTATTGACTAAATATTCGACAGAATATAATAATCAACTTTTTATTTATAATTTGAGTCAAAGCTTGGCAATGGATAAAAAAGATTTGGTCGCATTTTTTCAAGAACTAAGATTATTTTATGGAAATGATTTTTATAATGATTCTGAAAAAATGGTACAAGTTGAGAAAATATTTGAGAACTATGATATCAATAAATTAGATATAAAACGAATGTATAGATATTTAGACAAAAATGTTAAAAAGGATGCAGTGAATGAGGATGAAATTATAGAAGACGATGAAGATATATAATATTGTGATGCAATATTATTTAACCAAAAACCACATATGGATTTTGTTGAAATTTAACATGTTTTTCAACATGTTCTGTATTGGTTGATTTTTTTAGTTTTTCAATAGTTAGTTTTTGTGATTCAATTGTAACTTTATGTCGTTGCAATTCATTGTACATACTGTTATATTTTTCCTTCAATTCATTGTTCTCCTTTTCTAATTCGCTAGTATTTGAAAAAGGTTGTGCAAACGGAGATGGTTGTGCAAATGGCGGTGGTTGTGCAAACGGAGACTGGGTTGGCATAAATGGAGAACTATTGACGTTTTTACTCATTTCTAATTTTTTAATATATTCACCCATTGAATTAATTTGCTGCTGTTGTTGTTGAATCATATTTATAACATCTTGTGAAGACAATGCTACCGGTTCTTTTCCAGGTTGTTGTAACATAATTGGTCCATTTGCATTATGTTGCTGCATCATTTTAGCTCGTTCTTCGTCAATTTCTTTGATTTGTTTCAAAACATCCGGTTTCATTTTAGGAAGTCCCGGTTCATATTTAGCCAATAATTTATCGATGTCTTTCATGAAAAATTTTTTGATATGTTCTTCATCCTTGAATTTGATAAACATATCCACAGTTTTAGGCGATTCTTTGAAAACATCTGGATGAGGATTTTTTAACAATTCTCGTTTATCAAATGTATTATGCTCATGTGAAAATACTAGAATGGTTTTCATCGGGTCTAATTGGACAAATGGTACAGTATAATTTTTCAAAAAAGCTTTTTCTTCTGCTAACGCTGCGTGGTTTTCATATTGGGTGTGATGCAATAATTCTCTTTTAAATGCAAATGTTCCAGCAGTAGCATGATTTGGACCATACGGACCACTTTGGTACATTTTTTTGATATGTTTGAAATAAATATACATTTCACTTGAACCAGCACAAAGAGCAGAAGGATTTGATGTTAAACGTTCAACTGCATGTGAAATACGTTCAGGTGGATAATAATCATCATCATCCATATATACAATAACCGAACCAGTTGATTGTTTATGCATATAATTACGTTTTTCCCCGAGTGACATTTTTTTGTCAAGACTGAAATACTTAATTTGAGGAATGTTTGCATTTTCTATTAAATCCGCGATTTTATCTGTTCCATCATCTACAATAATCCACTCAATACGGTCTTTTGGATAATTTTGATTTCGAAAACATTCAAGCATAATAGGTATAAATGGACGTCTGTTAAAAGTTGGTGTACATACACTTACAAGCGGTGTTTTCTTTTTCTTTTTATCAACCATTTTGAATATAAATATATAAAATACGAATTGTTTATATATTTTTATGTAGATTGATTTGTTGTAATTAATCTAATTTTGTTTTTTCGTTTCTTCTAATAGCTTTCTTATTTTACTTCCATATGCATATCCAGAAATACAAAAAATAATAATTGCGTTTATACCAGAGAAAAAACCTTTGTTGATTTTGGATTTAACTTTTATTAAATATATAATTAAACCTATAAAAAGGAACAAAATAACTATAAATTCATATAAACATTTATATATTATTTCTAATAAAAATTTTAATATTGCTACCCACCCTTCTAATGTATTTGGAGGACAATCATACTTACCAATACCTTGTATACATTGATGTAAATAATCATGAATCATTTGTATGGTTATCTTGGTTGTTGCATTTGAATAAATAAATATTGCAAAAAACGAATGGATAATGATATAGCCTAATAGAAATATTCCAGCTATACTTATATTAATCAATGTAAATATTAATTTGACTAATCCACCAAATATTGTTGAAACGGGGGCAGTAATTAAATTAAAGATGTTTGATGCAGTACTTAATACACCAGTTGGAAAAAAAGACATTAACATACTAAATAATATTATAGCATAAAACATACCGGTTAAACTTGGAATTACATTTGCAGAACCACCAATATAACCAAAGAAAGCATTCTTTATTTTTGGCGAATATTTACATATCATGAAGGACATAATAAGAATCATTAATAAAAACAATATCATGCAATTCAATAAAACATTAAATGGCTCAAATTTCTTACCAAGGTCGACCGCCATTGGTATATAGTGTAATACGAATTTAGAAAACAATGCAGTTGGTAGATACAAATAATAGAAGAAAAATCGTAACATAGGTAAAAATGATTCAATAGAATCTAATTCTATTTTAGTATTTATTTTTGCGCCACCTTGCTTGTAAATTGTAATAAAAAACCAATTATAAGTTACCCATAATGCTATTGGTATAGATAATATATAATAGACTTGTTTTTTTATAACATTGATATCATTTTTTCTTGATTTTGCATTTTTATCTCCCAAATCATACATAGCGGTCACAATTTTCAATACGATTTTATCTATCTTGCCAAATATTTTCTTATTTATATTATCAATGAAAGAACGGATTTTTCTAAAAATATTGGATATGGCGTTTTTTTTGCATTTTTTATTACTTAATTCTTCTTTAAAACCTTCTTTTGTTTCATTCTCTGTTAAGTTCTCAGTAATATCTTCAAAATTATCTTTGTTTTCTTCTGTTTTTTCACTTTTCGTTTTTTCATTTTTCGTGTTTTCACTTTTCGTTTTTTCACTTTTCGTTTTTTCACTTTTTGTTTTTTCATTTTTCGTTTTTTCATTTTTTATTTCTTCTGTTGGTTCTTCGTAAATATTATCTAATTCCTCGATATTTTTGTAATTTGTATGTTTTTTTTTCTTATTTATTTTTTTGATTTTTTGAATAATAATTTCAGTTTCATTATTTTCATCATTATTAACCGGATTTTCGGAAATTGTTTCTAGGTTCTCAACTATATTATTATCTTTACTAAATGTTTTTGTTTTCCATTTTGTTTCATTGTGTTCCATTATATTCTATTATATAATTATTTATATAATAGTATTTGATAAAAAACAAAATTATCTGGCATATAACATACCGCAATTTCCTCCAATAAAAGAAAGAATATTATAGCGTTCTTCATATAAAGTCATATTAAAATTGTATTCATATAACCGCCAATTTTGTTTACTAATACCGATTGCATTTCCATTTTGGTCGCAAATCACACCAAAGGTAGAATTAACTGAATCGATATTCGGAACATAGGTTGTTAATTCTAATTCTATGTTCTTGAATTTACTTAAATTAATTGCCCCCGATGGTTGGTATTCAAATGGACTCGTATTTAAACAAAAGTTATAACAATATATTCCTTCTTTTGCGAAACCGGCGGTTCTCGTATATTTTTCAACATAATCATATATTCCTCGTGTTAGTATATTTTCTCGGTAATCACCGTTTAATAATATACCCATTGTTTCTAATATTTCTTTGCGATTTCCTGCATAGAAATCGCCTGTATAAAAAAATCCTGTATTTGTTCCATCTGGATTATATAATGGACCAATTTCGATTACATCATCACCAATTGCATCATCAGGTGCTTCTGTAATATCAGATGGAATTGATTTGTATGGCCAATTTGTATAATTACTCCATTCATTTCTCATATTGACATCATTTCTTTGTAAAAACCACATCCAATTTGCAACCATACCATTTGACATGAGTTTTACTTTTTTAGAACCCGTTATATTTTCAAATTTGTATTCAAATACATCTTTTACTAAATATACTTGTTCTTCTTGGGCAAATAATTGCCTTTCTTCCTTTGATAAAAAGCAGTAGGTAGCTAATAAATGTACGTCAGCATTCCATGTATTTATTTTATTCTCATATTTTTCAGGTGAAATATTCACAGCTGGTGGTGTTTGCAAATAACGATACATTTGGAACTGTTGACGGTTAAAATCAGGTTGGATATATGGTAAATTATTTTCCACGTCGAATACATCACGAACTTGAAATAATTCTTGTATAGGACGTAATGTAACTGATACAGATAATTCATTATATTGTAGTGAAACAAGTGGAAATGCACAACGACTATCCAATGTAAACCAAGTATTAATGGGTATATATATATTTCTACCGCGAATAGATGGCTCTGAACCTGCGGCAGCCCCCGTATAATATGCTGATGGATATGTATTCGTACGTCCATATGCGTTTGCAGGGTCGTTCATTTCTGGAATATTACCACTCATTGCATTGAATAAATGTTTCTTTTCTGCGGTAAAATCGCGGTCAACCATTGCGGCTAAATATTGGCCCGTATATTTTTGTATAGTCAATGAACCACAATTTATAGTAATTTCTTTAATCATATTTGTGCCTAAATCTGATATCCAACGAAATTCGTAGGGTGTCCACGAGTTTGCATTGTTATCGTTCGGATGATAAAAAGGGCTCCATATATCAGGTAAAGTAACTACTACATACGTATCCATGAGTAATTCTGCATATCTAGGTATTTTAAATGTAAACGTAGAACTTTCGGTGGTTCTCAATTCTCTTAATCCATCATAATCAATTCTGAATTTTTGCAATCCAAAGTTAGTATATTTAGAATAAGTTACTTTGAAAAACGTTTTAGTAGGATTTCCAGTTAATATTACATTATTATTACCAATTGATATAAGATTTAGTAATCCTCCTGCCATTTGTAAATAAGTATAATATAATACATTATTTTGTTTTTATTATTATTTTTTGTTATAGGTATTATATATAAATGAAATTTGTACAATTGTTTGTTATTATTTTGATATTTTTGATATTTTTCTATATAGTATACCGATTAATCCAGAAACAAAACATGCATTACATATATGAAGGATTTCAAGAAGGGTTAGATACATCAGCTATTACAAATACTACCGATAAAATGTTGGATATGAAATTAAACCAAGTTTGTATAAAAGCATCGTATAATACAGCATTTGATGGAAACAAAATATCAACTGACCAAGTAAAATATGTTATGAGTAAAGGTTGTCGTTTTTTAGACTTTGAATTATATTTAAAAGATGGAACTGTTAATGTTAATTATTCCACTGACCCAACATATAATACTTTTATAAATACAAATGAAAATGCGGTTCCATTTACTGATATAAAGGATACTATTAATGGTTCACCTGTAAAAAATAGTGCTGACGGTAAAAATACATATGTAACACCCAATCCAAATGACCCATTGTTTATACAATTACGCATTAAATCAAAAGATGCGTCGATATTTACAATCATTGCACCTATTTTGGATGGGCTTAATAATAGATACAAAGATTCCGGCAATGCAGTACAAATAAATGGAGATACAAAATTAAGTGAATTGAAAGGAAAAGTTATCATTGTAATGGATAAATCTATTAATCCAAATTATCCAGAGTCATTTGATAAATATGTAAACATTATAACCGGTGGTAATACATGGTCATCTCAACAATATAAATTATTCAAGAACCAAAAAACCACGCCACCAAAAATAAAAGATGATTTCAAAACTACTGATGTAACTCAATTAAAACTGCTAATGCCTGATGTAGATGAAAATTCACCGAATCCACAAAATCCGTTTTCATTAATTGAAAATTATGGAGTCCAGACAATTGCTTATAAATTTTATAAAAGAGATATGGCATTGGATTTATATGAAACAATTTTTTCTGAATACCAATCCGCATTCGTTCCATTAGCATATGTAATACAATTTATTAAAAATAAGAGACAAAATCCTGATGAAAAAATGACATTAAAATATGGAGCAAGTTTTGTAGGTGACGCAAAGTAGATTTAGAGATATACATATACATTTTTTCTAAATGTATATATATGAAAAAATATTCAAGAAACACTCGTAATAAGAAAAAACAACTTAGAAAGTTTAAAACGAAAGGTGGAGTCGTTAAAAAAAATAGCGATTTATCAAGTTGGCAAGCGGTTTATAATATGATAACATCGGAAAATAGCAAATTAACTTCAATCTCATATGATTCGTTAGTTGGTTTTGTATTTAAATTAGATGTTCAAGAAGAATATTCAGAATTTTTAGGATTGAATGGCCATCGGACTCTTTTTAATGAACCAGTCAAAAGTTTGATTTTCAAAATTGTTATTGTTCATCAGTTTAACAATTTAATTAATCTAGAACCATATAAAGATATAAAAAAAAAGGAACATGGTAAAGGGGTAGAAAACAAAAACAATTTTATACAAGAAGCAGTTGTACAACAGAATATTTATTTGAAAACCATTAATCCAAATGGTAATTATATATGTCCTTCTGTTATTGATTTATCGTTATTTAAAAATGATGATGCTAAACAATTAATAAATGACTTATTAAAAACAAAAAAAGACAGTGAGTGTAAAAACATGCTCAATTATTTAAATAGTGTTTTAGAAGTGTATGATGCTGAATTAGGAATGCTTACAATGGAATTGGTTGATAATAACTATACCCCTCTTTATAATATTTATAAAAATGAAGTATACCCGACAAATTGTGAATACGCAATTGCTGAAATAATTATTTTATTTATAAAACTTAAATTAGTAAATTATGATTGTCATTCTGGAAATGTTTTAGCAAACAGACGTGGTGATTCAAAATCATTACTAATTGACTTTGGTAGAGTAATCGATTTTAATAAACCCGTTCCTGAAAACACAAAAAAACTGTATAAACGTTTCACAGGAACAGAATTTGATGACGATTTTAATGCTATTAATCAGATTGATGTAACTGAATTTTATGATATATCAGAAGGAAACTTTAATAAATATCTTGAAGAAATTGAAAAAATAAGTATGATTATTCGATTTATTGCCTTTATTGATTTTTTTACAAATTATACAAAATATAATTCTAACGACCACCCATTCACGCAACCACAAATGAATCGTCTAATACGATTTTTATATGGAGATGGATTAAATGACGAAAATAAGGAAACATTTAATTGGTATAACCTTAAACCAAACACTACACTATCAATAATATCAATTTGTAACAAAATAGAAGAATTAACACAGGGTATCGTTAGTCAACGAAATACTTTTTCATATGAAGCAATGAAGAAAAAAATTTCAAATAAAAAATTTTTTGATAATAATATAAACGTGAATAGTTTGTATAGAGAAAATCGCCCAGATATAAGTGAAGGTAATTGTAACCCAAACGACGAAACATGTTGGACCAGAACATTGCGAAGGGTAGGTACTTTCCTTGGAATTACAAGAAAAAAACGAAGTAGTTCACCAAGTCCACAAAGAAGTAGTAGTAATAAAACAGTAATAACTAGCAAAACAAGAAAACAAAAAAAAGATTAAAATATTCTAATTTAGGATAACAATCAAAAAATATATCATTTATATATAAATGACATATACTAAAAAATATAAAACTGAATTATGTGATAATGATATGACTTTTCAAGATTGTGAATTGGCTATATTACGACACGCCGTTGATGAAAGTGAAACCATTCAAGGACAAAAAATTGCAAACAGTGATGATGTCAAAAAAATAATCGCCATTGTTGAAGATTTTTTAATGAAGAAAAAATTAGTATGTTACGGTGGAACTGCGATTAATGCAATCTTGCCAAAATTTGCGCAATTTTACAATAAAGACATTGAAGTTCCAGACTACGATTTTTTCTCAAACCATGCATTAGAACATGCAAAAGAATTGGCCGATATTTATTTTGAAGCAGGATACACGGATGTAGAAGCAAAATCCGGGGTTCATCCCGGAACATACAAAGTCTTTGTCAATTTTATTCCTGTTGCCGACATTACTTATTTAGAAAAAGATATTTTCGATGCAATTCAAAAAGAATCCGTAAAACGTTCAGGTATCTCTTATGCTCCACCTAATTATTTGCGAATGGGAATGTATTTAGAACTATCACGCCCACAAGGAGACGTTTCTCGATGGGAGAAAGTATTCAAACGTTTGAATTTGCTGAATAAATATTATCCTCTCAAAACGTCGATGAATTGCGAAACTGTTGATTTTCAACGGGGTATGGAAACAAATGAAAAAGAATCATCCAAAATATATTTCATTGTTCGCGATGCATTAATCGACCAAGGTGTAGTATTTTTCGGCGGCTATGCAAGTAGTTTATATTCAAGATACATGCCAAAAACACAGAAGAAATTAATTATGCAAATACCGGATTTTGATGTATTGAGTGAAGAACCAGAAAGAACTGCAAATATAGTGGGAGAACAATTAAATGAATATGGATACACAAAAATCAAAATAATAAAACACGATGCTATTGGAGAAATTATTCCTGAACGTTATGAAGTTCGTGTTGGTAAAGACACATTAGCATTTTTATATAAACCAATCGGGTGTCATAGTTATAATACAATTACTATTAATGATAAAGAAATCAATGTTGCGACGATTGACACAATGTTGAGTTTTTATTTAGCATTTATTTATGCCGACAAACCATTTCCATATTTCAATAAAGACCGGATTTTATGTATGGCTGAATTTTTATTCAATGTAGAGCAAGAAAATCGGTTAGAGCAACGCGGGTTATTGAAACGATTCAGTTTAGAATGTTATGGAAAACAACCTACTTTGGAAACTATTCGTGCAGAAAAAGCGGAAAAATTCAAAGAACTTACTGGAAAACGTGGAACGCGTGAATTTGAAGAATGGTTTTTAAAATACAACCCAGGTTCAAATATGAAATCAAAAGAAGAACATGAAGAAAATAAATCGAAGAAAACTGTTAAAAATGTGGAAAAGAAAAAACAGACAAGAAAAAGAAGGAAAACAAATTTCCTAAATATTTTCTAAAAAATATTCTACCTTTGCGCATGGTTTAAGCAGTGATAAATTGTCCCATATTAGGCTCCATTCGTGTAATTGTACAAAGGTGTAAAATTTTTAGAAATATTTTTCTATATTTGTCTATATAGAAAAAATATGAATAACGACGAAATTTTTTGGGGGACTGCTTTATGGAATTTTTTTCATGTTCTTGTCAATAAAATAAAACCACAATCATTTCATATAATACGCGCGGAATTATTACAAATTATACATTCAATTTGCAATAATATACATTGTGACATTTGTCAAAAACATTCAATTGAATATTTAGAAAAAAATAATTTTATGCATATTCGTTCCGCAAATGAAATAAAAGTATTTTTTTTCGTTTTTCATAATAGTGTTAATTTTATTAATAGAAAGGAACTGTTTTTATTTGAGAATTTAATCAAATATGATAACTTCGAACTTTCTTATGTTTTACAAAATATTTTGAAATATGATTATGTCTTCAAACAAAATATAGAAATTGAATTTATAGATGAAATCAAAAAATGGTTCACTGATAACATAAAGTATTTTGAACAAACTTAAAAATATATAGTATTAAGATAATTATGGAAAATATAAAAATTGTAGATAATTTTTTGAATAATGATGATTTACAATTATTACATTCTATTATTTCATCAAAAAGTTGGGATTTTGGTCAAGAATCAAACGGCAATGATGATAAAATAGATACACCTTTTTGGATAATGAAATTAGATGATGACATATTTTTTTCAAAATATATAAAAGATAAAATTGAATATACTTTTAAAAAAAAAATGAATTTAAAACGAGTATATGCAAACGGACAAACATATGGACAAGATGGTTCTTATCATATAGATGATTATCAAGAAAATGCAATTACATTTTGTTTATATATTCATAATATTGATAATATAGAAGATATTGGTGGTAATTTATATATAAAAGTTCCAAATGAAAAAATCGTTTTTTCAATAGAACCAATGATAAATCGTGGTGTTTTATTTCCATCTACATATATTCACAAAGGCTGCGCATTTAATCGTTATGTTAAAAGTATGAGGGTATGTATTGCATGGAAATTAGAAGAAATAATTTAAATGGTATAAAAAATAATATAAATTCATTTTTGGTTGGTGTAATATATGAATACTATTATAAAAGAAATTGATGGGTATATTACAATTGAATATGACAAATGTAATGTATATATTATTGAAAACATATTAGAAACTGAATTTTGTAATAAAATGACTAAATTAATCGATATATTACCACTTGTAAAAGAAGTTCACGGAAAGTCAAATAATGTAGAATGTTTCACTATATTTCCAAGAAAATTATTGGAAAAAAAAAATGATTTTGATTATAATTTTTCTACAAACATACATGAAGAATTTATTTCTTTATTAAATGATAATAATTTGATTACAAATAACAGTATATTGAATGATTTCAATGCAGAAGAATTACAAAATAGTCTTGATAGTCTAAATGACAAAATGAAAATAATAAGTAATATTATGATACAAATTAATCCAAATATATGTTTTGAATATATTTGTGATTATGATTTCAGAAAAATATACGGAAAGACATTAATGCATATGGATAGCGTAGCATTTAAAATAATAACAGATGTAAACTTTATTAGTAAATCACAAGAAATAGAAGATTATGAAATGATTCGCAATACATCATTGATATTTACATTAAATGATGATTATGAAGGTGGAATTTTTGAATTCCCTTATTATAATATTAAGTTGAAACTAAAAAAAGGTTCTGTTATTATTTTTCCACCATATTGGACACACTTACATAAAGTTTCTACCGTTGAAAATAATACATACAGGTATACGATAAATACGTGGTCACTTGAAAAATTACAATATTGTTAGATATATATTTATTAGTTGAATAATATAAAAAATAATAATCAATATTTTTATATGATTCACGCTGTTATCATAAATTTAGCAAAAAATAAAGAACGAAAACAAGCAATGGAAGAAAAAATACAAAAAACTTGTTTAAGCAATTACATTTATATGGACGCAGTATATGGAAAAACAGAATTACATAAATATGATTTTGAAATTATACCAAATTACATTGATCCATACAAAAATACTCCAATATATGTAGGTACAATTGGATGTACTCTATCGCATTATTGTGTATGGAACTATATTGTTGAAAATAATATTGAAAAATTATTAATATTAGAAGATGATACTGTTTTTTATGATAATTTTGATAGTATGCTAAAATATATCTTAAATTTAGATATGCATTATGATATGTTTTATTTAAATAGATATAAATTGAATCATTTATATGATTTGGGAAATGAAATCGAAGTTAATGATAATGTTGTTATTCCAAAATATTGCTATAATGCATCATGCTATATTCTCACATACAATGGTGCAAAAAAATTATTAAATGCAAATTTAATGAAACATTTTTTACCAATTGATGAATTTTTACCAATTATGTACGATTCTGATTATCCGCATAAAAAATATAGTAAATATTACGAAAAGTATCCAAAATTGAAAACGTTTGCTATAAAAAATAATATTACAGATCAAGAAAGTAGAATAAATTTTCCGAGCGATGTTGAAAATAGTGATATTTATTTTACATCGATGTAGATATTATTCAATTTCGTAGAAAGGATAAATGTTTAGCAATGTTATATAGATATTTTTTACTACTTCCATTACCATGGATAAATGACGGAAATGTTAATTGACTTTTATTTATAATTCTATTTTTATAAATATAAATATCTTGTATAGTTCCATTTAATGTTTGAAATATTTCACAATTATAATCTAATTTTATGTTTACATTGTTGAAAAGAAATATTTTTGTAAAATATAATTGGTCATCATCGTTATCATTTATATCCATAGTCAAAATGTTTAATATATCATATGCATTTCCGATAAATCCACCTGAATTCAAAAATTTATAATTTGATTTTGTATTTGGATAATATTTTTCTAACGAAATATCGGGCCAACAATATTTTTCAGCAGAAAATAATATATGGTTTTTTGATATACTATAATATTTTTTAATGATTTCAGATTCTGTAGATACAGTTATCACATCATAACTATCAGAAAACAATAATAAAGTTGTTTTTAGTTTTACTGTATCCCAACGTTTCAATTCTGCTTTTAATAAATTTATTTTTTGACCACCACCCATTCCCTCTTCCATAATACCGCCATTCCATTTTGTATTCAATCCTAATATCTTATATTGAATATTGTTATGTTTTAATGAATTTATAAAATATTGGAAGCCTTTGTCATGCGGGTCTGTTGCAACTGATATTACTAGTAAATTATCAATAATGGGTATATCCATAATAAATAATATATTATTTCTATTTAATTTATTTTCACGATTTGAATGCATATTTTTAATATATATTGGGTTCCTTTTGTTACCTCCGTGATTGTATTTTTCACTTTTGAATTATAAACTATCATTGAACCTTTTTCTAAAAAACTTGTAATTCCATCTTCAAACCAAAATCCACCTCCTTCAAAATCATCGTTTAATAAAATATTCACTATCATATCACAATCATTTCTATATTCATGTGGTTTGAATCCTTCATAGTTTTTTATAATTATTACATCAACTATATTATAAGTAATTTCTTGGTCATTTAAACAATAATATTTTGTAATTTGATGTAAAATTATTGAAAACGATTCTATTAAAACTGGGAAAATATTTTTTAACTCTTCAATTTTTATAAAATCTTGTTTTGCATTATGTTTTTCATATTCTTTTGTATTCCAATCGCAAATCATAGATGAATATATATTTGGAATAATAATTCGTTGTTTAAATTTTGGCAAAGACATATCAAAGTGTATGAGATGTTTATTGATATGGTGTTCTTTATCCACCACTTCATTGTTTGGTAAATTGAAATAAAATGTATCAAAATTGGGTAAATCTTTTTTTATAATTTCATATAAATTCAATAATCCATCATAATTTTTATTGATAAAAATATTTTTAAAAAACTCGGGGTTTATTAGTTCCCTATTTTCAAGATTTATTGTTTTTCTATTTTTCATATCTAAACAAATATCAATTAATTTATCATTTTTATCTATATTTATAATCATATTTTCTATTCGTTTTTTTTTAGCAACAAATATCATATTAATAAATGTTAAATAATCAAAATAAGGGACAAATTGTGGTCGTATGTCCCATAAATTAATAGCTAAAATAAATCGGTCATCTTCATTTCCGGAAAAATTTGATATTCCATGATAATTATTACCGCCGTCAAATGTAATATGTTTAAGATATTTTGGAAAAGATAATATTAATGTAGTGTTTTCGTTAAAATTCTCAGTATTATAAGTTTCTTGGTCTATATTCGTTATTATAGTAGGGTTTTCATTATTATTCATATAAACAATACACGATAATAAAGGAGTAATGAATATTTCTGGCATGTTCATCTTTCTATCATATTCATCGCAATCAAAATGAAAACTATTTTTCTCATGCGATGAACTATTTTTGAACCAAAATTCTACATATTTATTTTCATCAAATTGCATATTTAAACGATTGAAATGGAATGATGCAATTTCGTAAACCAATTTTTCAATAACACTATATTGCATTTTATTTGTATCTAATAAATATGTCAAAGGATTTGATATTTCGAAACTATCTAACAATATGTTTTGTATATTTTCATTATCTATTGAAATTTTCCACGTATTGAAGTTTCCAAACATTAAAAAATATATATTGTATTCTTTTTATTCTTTATTATATTTCGTAAATAACATTTTACAACATATTATTTATCTATTTTTTCATATATCCAACCGGTTATTACATATTTATCACATGAAATTGGTATTTCACATATATATGGATAACACCAAGTTGATGGAAATAATAAAAGTTTTCCTTGTTCTGACCGAACTTTATAGTTTTCCCAAAAAATAGTATCACCTCCTTCATCAATAGTATTTAAATACCATATAAATGTAATTACTTTTAAATTACTATTTTCTACGCCATGGTCATCGTTATACTGACATTCACTTTTTTGTTTTCCACACTTTTGTATTACAAAATTTGGTGCATACAATTGATTATTTCCAAAAAAATTTTTATAATTAATATAATTTGTATGTTTATTTGTATATTTTTTTAATTTACTCAGCATTTCTTTATATAAAAATAGTTCAATTCTTTTCCATTTTTCATGATTTTTAGGAATAATAAAAATGTTTGTATTTTCAAAACTGGTATTTGCATGACTTACTATAATTTCTTTTTTTTCATTTTCTAGACTTTCAAATAATTGTATTATTTCATTACATAATATATTCGGTATCGAATTTTTGTATTCACAAATATACTCCATTTACTTCATTTATTTTTTCTTTTTATATCAGTTAATAATAAATATTTATATAATATATATTAAATGAGTGAAAAATACTACTACAAAGGATATGATATAAGAGGTATGATGCAGACTGGAATTTTAAGTCTTTCAAGTGGCTTCGATTTACCAAACTATACTCCATCATCATCTGGCAGATACGGTACATCAGATATAATTCCGAATGATACAGGTTTTTTAAATTTTTTTTCAGACCGAAACGGTAAGTTTAGAGATAAAAAAATTACTGCTTCCTCAACAACTATAACTAAAACTGGTAAAATACAAATTCCGGAATGGTGTAATGCTATAAAAGTAAAATTAGTAGCAAGTAAAGGTCAAGCTGGAAATAAAGGTGAATCTGGAATTAAAGGTGCAACAGGTGCAACTGGAATTAAAGGTCAACCAGGTGCACCTGGTGGAAGTGGTAATGAATCTGATTGTAATGGTGGTCGAGATAAGCCCGGTGGAGGTAGCGGTGATGTTGGTGAGGGTGGAGAAGGTGGAGATGGCGGTCAAGGTGGAGATGGCGGTCAAGGTGGAGATGGCGGTCAAGGTGGTGATGGTCTAATTGTATATTCAAATAATCTATATCAGATTGACCCTAGTAATTCGGATGTTGGTGTCACAATTGATACTAGTAATAATATCATTTTTGATATTAAACAATCTAATACTAAAATTTTTGAAATTAAAGTCACTGCTCCTACAAAGGGAACAACCGGAGGAAAAGGGGAGAATGGAACAACCGGAGGACAAGGGTATAAAGGGACACAAGGAGGTAATGGCGGACGTGGACAGGATGGTTATTGTGGAAAATCAGATCCTTCACAAGGTTTGTCATATGGAAGAACTGGGGCAAAAGGGGTAGCCGGGGCAAAAGGGGTAGCCGGGGCAAAAGGGGCAAAAGGGGTAGCCGGGGCAGCCGGGGCAACCGGGGTAAAAGGGATAGACGCGACATTTAGTACAAAAGGTAGCATTCCTGACATTAGTAATAATAGAATAGAACCATCAACTACATCAGTAACTGTATATTTTTTTGCATTATAAATATATAAAGAATAAATAGCGTTGATATGTAAATGTCGAAATATTGGAAAATTAGTAACGAATATAATGATAATTTATTTAAAGAAATTATTGATATTATTCCTTCAAATACATTTTACCGATTAAACCAACAAAAAAGTGAGTATACTTCTTTTTTAGAAAAAATAGTTTGTAATATAGTAACATTTCATTCTAATAGATTAAGTATAAATAGTAAATATACAGAATTTGGGTTTATTCATAAAAAAATTAATTTTATGAAAAATGAAGGTTCAACTCCAATTCTATCGATTATTGTATTTTTTGATAATAATAATAATCCATTTCTTATTACAAATTTGATGGAAGAAACATATAAATATAAAAATTTTGATAATTTGATTATTTCTTGTTCTTTTCCAAAAAAATTAAATCATATCATATTTGAACCAAATGAATATTATCATTCTGTATACAATGAAAAAACACTTGTAATTAATGTATTGGATGAATATCAATCGAATTCAATTCCTTTTCCTAAAAAAATATTTTCATTTGACCATTATTCTAATTATAACATAGATTTAATAAATAATAAAATGTCATTCGATTTTGTAGAAAATAAATTCAAAACTGTTTTTTTTAAAGAAAGTAGATATGGTTTTAATTATGATTATTTTGATGAACTTATATACGTAGACTCATCAAAATATGAAAATTTGGTTGATTTAATCAATACAAAAGACTGTGAAATTTATAATGCATTTGAATTCAAATTAGACAAATTCGAAATGAATGATAATAACCATATTGATACATCATGTAACCCGAAGTTTATACAACGATTTATTAAAAAAAATATATATGAATCTTATATATGTAATTGGATTATTAGAGAAAGTGAAAAATATGCTTTTGAAAACGGAGGGTGGACAACTACAAGGCATGATTTATATCCAACAACTGATTTACCTCTGAAAAAAATAACCTCAATTTTTCCTTTTATTTCAGAATCTTTATTTACTATTATTCAATTTATAAAGAAATCGTATTGTTTGGATGATAAACATATTTTTAATGTTGATGATGTTTTTATTGTTAAATATGATGCAAATCTACAAAGTAATTTGGAAATACATAGAGATAATTCTGAAATAAGTGTGAATATTTTATTAAGTGATCCTAGTGATTTTGAAGGCGGTGGTACATATTTCGATGATGGAATTGTAACTTTTTTGGAAAAAGGGGATGCATTGATTCATTGTGGAAAAACGAAACATTCAGGCTTAGAAATTACAAAAGGTAGACGTTATATTTTAGTTGCATTTATTCACATACATAACCCATATTGTTAAGTATTATCAAAACACTTTCCCAAATAATTTCATTGATAAAAATTGAAATTATTTTTTACAATAGGAGGGTATCTTATAAAAAAATAATGTTTATAATTCACTAATACGCCTTTGAACATTTATAGTGGAACGCATTCTGACGTTCCACTATATGTGAAAGGGCAACTGTTACGATAAAACAATTACAAAGGCAACCCTCATACGAGGGTTGTCCTATTTTAAATGTCCATCGATATATAATTTGTGAATTTTGATACGCCATAATACAATAACCCAAATATTGCACTTTTTAAAAATAACCCATAAAAATTAGCATTTCCGTCACTATTATATATTGGTAAAAATGCTAAATTTTTATACATAAGTGTATTTATAATAGGCATTTGAAATATGAAAAACAAAATAGCAATTAAAATGGGGGTTTGTAATTCCGTCAATAGTGTATCTATTAATGATTCCCTATGTTTTTTTTGTCTATATTCTTGCATTGGAATATCATTTTCATCTTCATAATCTTTTATGTAATCCGACGTTAATTTATGCATTGGAATATAATTTGGTTGAACTTGTTCATCATTTAAATATTGTGTAGGGTCAACTGGAATGTCACGTGATGGTAATCTATATTGAGGCTCATTTTGTGGCATATTATATTGAGGTAGAAACTGATTTTGATTTTTTGGTGGCTGTGTAGTTTGAGGTAACGACATGACATTATTTTGTGGTGGAATGCCATATGGATTTGGATGTACATTCATTTGAGTATAGGTAGTATTTGGTTCTTGACTATCTTGTCCGTATCCCATATTTGGTTGATTGAAATTTTGTTGCGATGGATTATATGACCCAGGAGGCATTTGTACAGTTATATTTTCAGGTAGGTCCGAAATTCGTGTAGTTGCAATTCTGTCAGCCATATAAAAACTATACTATAATAAAATGTCTAAAACTCATGCAATTAACGCATATTATTGGTCTTTTGGCGGCGGGGATGATACATCAATAATTTTTTTGTATTTGTCACATACAGTTGGTGCTGCCGTGTATTTATAGCATTTTTCACCATATTTATATGTTTTTCCTTCAATATCGGTTATCACTGGACCATTAAATATTATGCAATTATTGTCGGTACATACTTTGCGGAACATTGTGGCTAAACCTAATCCCAACAATATAGAAATAACGATTTTTCCAAATGGAGTATATAAAATCCGTTTAATATTCATATATATATTAAACAGATAATCGGTTTTGTGCTAAATATTTTGTTTACGGTGATTCAAATTTCATATTGAAACCATTTTCATAAATATACAAAGAACCCAATCTTTCCATACTTGAATAGCGTTGTTCATTTTTTGCAGCCATTTTCAATATTAATTCTTGCAATGCATCCCGCGCATCTACTACATTTGCTATTTTTTCAGGTAATCCACATTGAATTTGTTCTTTGGTTCCATATGAAACATCTTCGGTGAGTCCTACTCCATATTGTGTTTTTTTGATTGTATCATATAACTCACCTTTTCTACAAGAATATTTTGCATTTATCAATATTTCATTCAATAAACGTAAATCATGACTCATATTACGCTTACTTGAACTAATATAATAGAAACTTCCACGTGGTTTTTCAGGTTCTAATGTAGAGAAACCATATTTACTTCCACAATCCGGTTTGCATTTTTTGATGTGACAAATTTCATTATAAATATTTTTAGAAGTTCCCACAATGGATTTTTTATTGTCTACGAAAAATGAACGTCCATAATCAATAATTTTAGCAATATAGGATGATTTGAATGAAATTTGTGTTCCATCATTGAGAACATAGTAATATTGTATGTACTTACCTCTGACTGGTTCATATACTAATACATTATCTAAATGCAAATCGTAGTGGGTGAATTGTTTAGCAAGCGCTGCTAATGGCATATATACTTGATATAATACATACAATAGCTCATTATCAAAGAAAAATTTATTAGAAATGCTAGCGTTCAACGATTGTGCATTTTTGATATGTTGTATCAAAATAGCAATATGTTTCGAATTTGTACATGCTATTTCCATAGATTTAGGGGAATTTATAACAGCAGGTTGCAATACAAGGTTTTTTTCAAAAATATTATAAGTTGTATATTTCGACTTTTTCATTTTATTCCATGTATCTTTGTTGATATAGGAATACCATGCATATGTTTCTATGAAACATGGAAATACAGAACATTGTTTATTGATATACAATCCGACTAAATATTCAAACATCAAGTTGTCTGAATCCACTTTTGCGGATGATTTCAAAATCGTATTTGCGAAATATCCATTATTTTCATAAGTAATTTCATTTACGAATCCATTCTCGGATGGTTTGCCCATTCTTTTGATTGGTAATTTAATATATTTGAAATCTGTAAAACCGCCAAAATGTTCCTTTATTTTGTTGGTTTCTTTTCCAAAAGCAATGCATATACCAGAATCCGAACAAATACTTTTTAAGAAGAGTTCGCGTCGTTTTGTAGGATCGATGCGTTCCATGAATTTAGCGATTTTTTTGGCAGCTTCTCTATTTTTTAGTGTTTTCATTTTTTTGGTGGTGTTTGATTTTGCATTTTTATACGTCTTTTTCCGCGAAATGCAATTTTCATCCAATTTATAATCATTGGATAATCTACAATAACTATATTGAGAACCATTAACATATTTACATTCTTCATGTGTACACAATGTTTCAGGAACTTTACGACACTTTGAAAAACATTTCGATTTAGTCATAATACATATATTATAACTAAACATTATGTTTGAACCGGAATTTTAGCAATATCTTTTTCATTTTTAGGACAAGGGGTCTCTGTTTGTTTCATTGTAAAACAACTACCAGTTTTATCACGATATTGCAATATATCTATATTTTCAGGAGAAGGGTACACAAATATTTTACGAGTATCTGGCATAGTAACATACATAACAACTATTCCTATTATCACTGCTAGAATAAATACAGGAACATTTATGTATTTAGATAATGAAATCATCTATATATAAATACAATTACATTTTATTTCTTATTCTTGTTCTTTTTGGATTTTTTAGTGGGTTGTGTTGTTGCTTTTGGTTCATCTTTAATATCTAATTTAGCCATAATATCATCGATTTCTTGGTCTTGTTGTTTTTTACTAATATATGTTTTTTCTTGAACGCCTTCATTTTCCATTCTAAATACATAGTTATTTGGTGTATTTGATTCTTGAATAACAGCTTTTGATTGGTTCAAAGCGGCTTGTGCCATTGCTTGTTGTCTTCGTTGTTCTAACTTATTACGCATACGTTCTTTCATTGATTGTGTTTTTGTCATTCGGTCTAATGCGTTTTGGTCAATTTTCATATTTTTACCTAAACCACCCATATTTTTTGTCAGGTTTTTAAACATTTCATTGAATTGGTCGGTTCCTCCCATATCTTTCATTTTACTCATCCATTCAGTGGCCTCTTTCATGATTTCATCTTTTGAAATATCACCATTCTTCATTTTTTGGTCTAATTTACCACTCACAGTCTTCATTAAATCCATAATTTTTTTAGGATTTTTCATCATTTTTTTTAATACATCTTGTGTGGAAGTTGGTTGTTCTTCATCATTTCCTCCTAAAATGTCGCCAAAATCTTGTGAAATTTCTTCGGCCAATTCTTGTGCTAATGTTCCAATTTTACCTTCAAAAAGACCTTTCAAATGACCATGTAATTCTTCTGGGTTTGGCATACTATTTCTATCAAATTTGAATCCACCGGGCATTCCACTTTCAGTGTCTTCGTCTAATCCTGCGTCTTCCTTCATTTTTTCTGCAAATTTGAAAAAATCCTTCATATCAGGCATTGGTATTTCAGAATCTTCGCCTGTTTCATTATTATTGGTATTTTCTTCCATATTTTTGAAGAAATCTCCAATACTACTAAATGTTTCATTCAATTTATTTTGTAATTCGTTTTCATCAATACCGTCAAATAAATTCATAGTATCTCCAAAATCGGATTTGTCTTTAATGGAATTCACAATAGTAAACAATAATAATTGTAAATATTTCCAAATGGCTTTTTTTGTATTTTCTGATACATTATCACAATTATATAGAATTTTAAAATCAACATTTGGTAAAAAAAAGGTATTGTTGGTACTTTCAGAACTAAATAAATCAAAATTTTGATATAGAATATCAAAAAATCTTTGTGGATATACAGTAATACAATAATCATATAACTTTTGAATTTCCGATTCTGGTAATTTTGGGTCGGTCCAATTCGCCCATAAATAAGAAAATTCAGGATATGTTATTGATAAATCTTTAAGAAAATCACGAACAATAATAATGAAATTTTCTGGCGGAACATTTGGTTCTTTGGATTCAGTTTCGGTTTTGAAATTTTTTGACATTAAAAATATATACTAATAATTTATATATTTTTATACTATTCTAAACATAAATTATAATTTACAAAATACAATAAATATAATTTTTCTGACATTTATATCAATTTATCGTTTGCTTACTGACCTCATCATATTTACAATAGATGGTGTGGTATATGTCGTATCGGTATTTTGAGACAATACAAAATCATCAAATTCGTCACAATTTTCTTCTATATCATGTTCTCTAAATATTTCAGCATATTCATCATTTTCAAAATCTAATCTTTTACTAATATTTACAATTGATTCATTTTCTTCATCTTCTAAACATTGACATAATATGTTATTACTTCTTTTTAATGGCGTTGATTGAATATTGAAAATCCTTCCATTGGGAAACCGTTTCATCCTGAAATTTGGCTGTTCTTCTTCTTCAATATTTGTCACATTATAAGAGTATTGACGCCCTTGTGATGTTTGTCTTGCACATGAATACATATGTGATGTATGATTGCCCATTGTTTTATAAGATACATACAAATCGTCCATTAATACTTTGATGAATTGTTTCTTTTCTTTTTCATCTTCATTCAAACTGTCCCTATATTTTTTGAGATGAGTAAACAATGTTTTTACATTTTGTCTTATTTCCATTTTTGTATCACGATGATAGTTATTGTTATTTCTAATTGGTGTTGAAAATTGGTTGTCAATATGAACTTTTTTATCATTTGTATTGAATTCATTTATCATATATAAAATTTCTTGTACTTTTTGACGATACATATATTGAGTCAAATCATTCGGCTCTGCAATATTCGTATTGAAATCAATCAAATCCGGAAGTGGGTACACATTACATAATAATTCAATATTATCACTTCCAATCAATCTTCCATGAATATTTATATCAATCTCTTCAATATCATCACATCGAATATGATATGTTTTTTTAATATCGCCAGCAATTTTTGGAATAACCAGCTTATTTGTCCAATTATTTTTTTTCCAATCATAAATTTCACCATCTTCAACTTCAATATAGCCATCTTCAATGAGCGAATATACCATATTATTTACAATTTCACCATAAACAAATCCCGCGTTTTCTATTTTATCTACAAATAAATATTCGCCATATTTTTTATTAGCTAATGTATTTAACATAAAACTGTTGTGTGTATTTCCAAAACCAATAAATATGTTTGTATAACGTTCATCTACAATTTCAGCAAGTTTATCTGGGTCATTGCAACCAGCAGTTGCGTCCCCGTCAGTTAATTGAATATGTACCATTTTATGGGTTGGGTTTTTTTCAATATAACTGTTTATTTTTGTATTTGCGTTCAATAGTGATTTTTCAATATCAGTAGACCCGTTTGGATAAATTGCAGATATCATTTCAATATGTGTATTTACATTGTTTGATGTTATCTGCGTGAAATCAAATATAGTTTTTATATCATGGTCAAATACATCCACTGCAATATAACATTCAGTATCTTCCATGGTTGAAAATACTTGTAGAATATTATTTAATGTATGAATGATATGTTGTATTTTTGTACGACCATCGCTGCATGTATCTGACATTGATGCCGAGCAATCTACGTTGAAGAATATTGCAAGTGGAACTTTTATAGGTTCTGTTTTTTCAGTAACAAGTGAAAGTACACCAAATTGTTTATTTTTAGATTCATCATTGAATATTGATAATGGAAAGTTCTCCATATCTTTTGTATGGAATTCATAATAACTAGTAACTTTGTTGAAGGCTGACATTTTGATAATAATAGTAGCTGTTTTGTATTTACAACTATAAATTATAATTATAGTATTTCAATTTTCTGCAAATTTGTCTTTTTATTTTTGCAAAAATTTTACATAATTTTTATGTATTTTTACATAAAATTGAAATAATATAATTATAATTTATAGATGTAAAAACAACAATTCATACAAAATGACATACAAGTATCTTAAATACAATCATTTAGAAATACTTAGACTATTGGCAAGATTTAAAAATTATGACAAATATAACGCGCTTGATAAGTTATATATTTATGATAATAAGGAAGCTGTTCTTACACCTTTGCACATTTAAAACGCCCATTATAGACGCTAAAAAATAAACAAAAGGTAATTGCGGATTTCACGCCACGACATACTTATCTTCCCATAAGGGAGTATCATAGTCGTTCATATTCTTTGGACTAAAACATTCTGGTCGTTTTTTTCCTGCTTGTTGTAATTGCAGTAAAAGCAAAATGTTCTTTGATGCATTAATATCTCTATCCATACAGCATAATTTACACTCGTTGAGTTTGCAACGGATTACACTATTGATTTGACATATTCTTGCTTTGGTATATGTTCCATCCCTTTTCTTTCTTATTACTTTATTTTTGTATAATTCTATTGGTTTCATACATAAATTACATGTTTTACTTGTTC